TAATCCGGTTGCCAGTAAACCCAATCCCATTATTCAACTCCAAAATATTTAACATACAAAATGGCGTCTCGACCCTTACCCAAAAAATCCTTCATCTGTTGTTCAACACTAAATCCCAGGTGAAACGCCGTGCGATTACCCGCCTGGAAATCCTTGTCCACCCATGCCTGCAATCGACAGATGGTGTGATTCGTGCAAAAGATCTCCATATATTCACTAATCACCCGATAGGTGGCAATAATATGACTGCCGACAAACTCGGTCAGTTCAATCCAAGCCCAGGCCGTCGCATCGGTTATCATCCGAAATCCGCCGATCCCAAGAATATACTCGCCGTGTTCCAGTGTATAGACAAAATCAAAGACATCGGAGTTTTCTTTGCCGGTCGGCGGATACAGACTGTGTTCCTTGACAAATGTCAGATCACCTTCGGTGGCTTGTCTAAATTCCATTGTTATCTCCCTGTCTGCTCAAATGCCGCCACAATCGCCTTAACCGTCATAGGGAGCGGCTGACTTGAACTGATAATAATCGGATTTTCCAGCGAAAACCCGCCGGGCATATTGACCGGGATATCCCCGGAAAACAGGCCGGTTATGTATGCGGCATCTTCCAGACGCTCATCATCAAAATTAAAAGTAAAGAGGCTAGATGCGCTATCGCCATATTGAACCCCTTGTGTATTCATAAAGATGATTTTAAGTTTATTGATCCGTGTCAGTGCTCCCATCGATGAGCCGGTCTGACTGTTTTGTACAATTCGCATCGGCTTTAGAATAGCCGTATACGGAAGACCGACAATCGTTTGTTCGGTCGGTGTGGTATTCAGGGTAATTGATCCGCCGGACACGGTAAAGGTACCGTCATACACACCGTCAACCAGAGCCGCCACGGTTTCGCCCTCCAAATGACTCAATGTAGAAATCGTGGCCGAGGTGCCGGTGACCACCAGACCGCTGTCCACGAAAAACGAATCTTCGATGTCGCCCTGGATACGGGTTGCCATTTTTTCCACATACAGTTTATCGACACTGTTGATGGTTCGCTTGACTGAGAGCCATACGTCATCCTCATTGGTTCCGGGCACCACACAGACCGACAGGACCGTCCCGTCAATGGGATGATCCGACCAGGCGACCACGTCTTGTTGACGGTCATAGACCATGCTAATCAGTGATCCGTCGGTCAGGACGCACCACAGGATCGAATCCGGATTTTTTTGGTGGGCCATACTGACCACGCCGGTTTCTGTAATGTGTTCAGCCAGTGAAGTCAGATCCGGAGAAACATATTTCTCCGTTTGAATATCATACGTTGCCTCTCGGATCTTGCGTTTGACAAAATCCACAAATAGGATCACTTCATTGACCTTTTGGGCCTGAATATTCGTACTGCCATACGTGGACTGTTGTTTGACGCCAAAGTTGGTCGGTGAGATCGGTGTCTGTAATTTATTCGATCCAATCGTCCATTCATCCCCGGCCGTACCGACTAATAATGCTTCCAGTGACTCCATCCAGAGAATGATGTCCTGTGTGGGGATGCCCAATGAAAACGAATCGGCATCGTTTACCCCTTCTTCAAAGTTTTCATAATCCCCGGTCTCTGAAAGCCAGACTGTTGTCGACAGCCCCGGCGTTCGGGTAAACGTCGAAATATACCAGACATCGTCAAAGTCCCAACCCGCCCCGGTAAACGTCGATTCAGTTTTCATCTGAACCGTGGTTTTGCCGGTAGCATCACCGCCGTCTGTGGTGTAGCCGCTGGTTTCTGTATCATAAAATAAAGCGGTTTCTGTCGGCGTGCTAACCTTTATGCCCACAAATCCACCGCCGTTGGTCGGGCTTCCCGTCGCATACACTTGACCAATGGAATAGCTATATGACAGAGTATTCGTTCCACCATGATACCCAATAAATCCACCCAAACGCTGATCGGTGTGAGCCAAACCTGCGGTTAAATTCACAGATCCTTTTGAATAACAATTTGAGGCGGAAGACCCTGATCCGGCCTGTCTGCCAATAAAACCGCCCGCGTCATTATTGGTTGCATGTTGACTGTAATTATCGACATCGACATCGGCTGAGCATTTTGTTGTGGTTCCTGAATGGTTTCCACAAAAACCGCCAACGGAACATTGTGCCCCGGTCGCCAGTTGGGCAATTGTACCCTTAACCGAACAGGCCGTACTGACCGCAGAGGAATTTTGTATACTTCCTGCAAATCCACCAACATATAAAAAACTGGTCATCGTTAAATCAGCGGTAATTGTCGTTGTACAATTGCAATTGGTTGCCGCATCACCCGCACCACCTCCCAATCGGCCAAAGAATCCTCCAATTCGCATCGTTGTCGAAGTGGACAATTCAAAGTTAATTGTCGACACACACTGGCAATCCGTGTAATTCCCTAAGTCGGCTGAACCAATAAATCCGCCATAATAGGCGGTATTTGTTTGATTGGTTGTGTTCGTCAACGTAATTGATGCACTGCAATCCACAAAATCAACCGTATCAGAATTGGCAACAAGGCCGCCTGCCTCCTGTTCTGTACAGGTAACTAGTCCGGTCACACTGACATTGGTAATTGTCAAGTATCCTGTTACGGTGGCTTCCATCGTTCCGGCAAGCCCGGCGGTTTCATTGCCTCCGGTAATGTCCACATTTTCTAAGGTCAGATCTTTGATAAACCCGCTGGCCGAATTGCGATACACGTCACTAAACAATGCAATACTGTCATGTGTTCCTGCTCCGTTCGTTGATATGCGGTTAATATACAGATTGGTGATCTTATGGCCGCCGCCATCAAACGTCCCGGTGAACATACTGCCCTGACCAATCGGGACAAAGCCGTAATATTGATCTTTATATCCGGTTCCGCCTTGGTTCCATGTGGCGGTTGCTGAGGCGTCAATATCATTAGCCAGCACACAGTCATCGGCCAGATGACCACTGTTAATGTCCTGCAACTGTTGTAACGATGTAATGGTATATGTTGCCATCCTATAACCTTAACTGCGGATAGGTATTTGCAGAAAATTCCTCATCAGACAGTTGAATCGACGCCCCGCCATAACAACAGCGATCTTCAAAGAAGGTCACGGTTCCCGGATAGCCTCTCGACGCCGACCAGGCCCCTTCGGCCCAGCGTCGCGTCGCATCGGTGGAGGCCAAATCCGCATACACTTCAACCGACGCCTGAAATCCATTGATAACGGACAGGATTTTGACAATCCCTTCCTGTGTACTGTCTTCAACAGAGATATCCGCCGTTACGCCCGACGCATCGGTATTAATCCGATAACGAATATTGTCGTCTTCTTCTGTGTGAGACAGTTGGATATTCCGGTCCGCTGACCCTTTATAGGTTCTAAAATTCTCCCAATCAGACAAATTATCACTTCGCTGTAAATAAACTGTACCGGTCCATGTCCCATGCGTCACAAACGAAAATGTGCCTTTTACATAAATCGGACTGCTGGTGCCTGATCCGGATTGTTCAACAAAGGTTGTAGTCCGGGGATGAATTAACTGAAATAATGCCCCGACATGTCCCGACAGAAAAATATCGCTGGATGCTGTCAAGATGCCTGTTGCACCGGCCGCAGTGACATTACAGGATAATGTCGTATCACTGGGATTGACCGGATCGATCAAATCATTTCGAGTCAGGAACGGCCCTTTGCGAAAATCAATTTCCGTCAGTTCAAAGGTATAAACGCCGGTACGGGATAATTTTCTTGGTGCATAGTTTGGATGACAGATCCACATCACATCGGCGATCTGTTTGAATTTGAGTTCAAAGATATGTGTTTCTTCATACGGTGTGTCAATCCAGACCACATTGGTATCGGCATCTTCCAGAATCGCCGATCCATAATAGAACCGCATGTATTTTGTACCCACTTCAATCACATAAGCGACAGACTTTGAATATACAAACGGGATCATGCGGATTTTTGTCGTTGATTGTGTGTTTGGCGGCGTTGTGGCATCCTGTATAAACTGTAAACCGGGCCGCTTTTCGGCTCCTCCGTATTTGGTCGGGATCATGTTTTCCAGACGACGGCATCCGGACCGGTATTTCTCCACATCAATCCGCGTGTCAATCTTCGGTGATAATTCACCGGCATTAAAACTTAGGATGGCTTCATTAATGCTCACAGGTTAATAATCCTTGGTTGAGTGACCGCTTCGGGCGTGACATACACATTTTCGACCCGTTGCTGTTCGACGATCAATAGATCCACATTGGTATCAATTGTATCAATTTTGTCGTCCAGTGTCGTGCCGGTATCCACAAGGATCGCATCGACAATTCCATCAATGACATCAATCTTGGCATCGAGAGCGGCAATCTCAGCCGACAGGGCCGCCGAAACCACTTCGGGTTGATATTCACCCTGAAAAATTGGGCCGATGGCATCCGAGATAATAATTACATCGCCCGCGGCAATACTGGCATCCGAGGCAGTATAGTATCCGGTCGATCCAATCTCAGGCAGTGAGGTTGCCGGAGCGGTGACCTGCGTACCATCCGGATTGTAGACGGCATAGGTCAATGTGGCTCCGGTGGTATACCCTAATTTAATTTCGTTTGCCATCGTTAATTTCCGTATCGGGCCAGGTTCCAGTCGGCCCGTCCGGTTTGATTATTTTCCTGCCCACAGACTGTTCGAGCTTTGGCCTCAACGGTTTGCAACTGCTGTTGAATAATTTCACGATCTGTTTTAGACAAGCTTCCGCCCAGGATCGGGATCAGCTTTAAGGCCAGTTGCAAAATCAGGACTTCTTTAAACAACGGGGCAAAATCGTCGGGATCCGTAATCAATTTAACGTACCGTATGTTACATGTGGTATAGTCAGTCAAAATACGATTGCCCTCACGGGTCCAGCGATCATCAATCAGATCCGTTCCGTCGTCCTCATACACATCGATCAAACGCCCAAAATCGGTCGGCAGTTCATATTGATAGGTCCATTTATAGGTCGGTGTCGTCACGGCTGTGGTCGGATAGCCGGTGGCACAGTCCAGACTGTTTGTCCCGTCCGAGATCACTTCGCCATCCGTCCAGTCCCCGCTGGTATAGGCCACGACATAAACGGTCGTCGAGGTCACTTCCAGGACCGTTGCCGTCGTCCCGCTGGTTCCGCCGGTCAACGTTGCCCCGGCCGAAAACGCTGCCGGTGCCGGAGAGCTGTCCAGCGTCAATGTTTCAATCTGAATCAGCGTTGCCCGATCCGTCAGGAACGGCCATTGATAGGAACGGACCAGGGCATTGAGCGTCGTGGTCCAGTGACGAAAGGCCGCTAGGGCCTCGACATTGGTCTGAGCGGCCAGTGTGATCTGAGCGGCTCCCAGCCGATCCATGACCTGATTGACAAACGAGATTTCCGAGGCGGTTGTAAAGGCCATTGCATCCGTCCTTTAAATCACCGAAGGCGTGTAGGAGGAAACACGCCCTCGGCTTGAAGGGGAGAAAACTATTTTATGCACGTCTTACCGTGGGCCTCAATCCAGATCGTCCCGGCAGCGGTTGCATCGACGATAATTGCTGTTGCCGCGGTGCATTTAATTCCCATCCCCGGTGGAGCTTCCCAAAGAAACCGCCCACCGGTGGCATCCAGTGGAATCGGCCCGAAATGAACCGTGGTGATTGCTTCGGTCGTTTCGCCGGATCCAATAGAAACATCCATTGCGGCGTCGGCATTAATCTGCAGTTTCGTCAGATAATGTGTATGTCCGCTGGATGCGGCAAGGATTTCTTCGGCACCGGTTCCGTCTTCGGTGGCAAGCGATTTATAAAACAACACGCCATCGGTCGGCAATTCTTCCATTGTATAGGTATTGGCTGTAATCGTCATGGTTCACCTATCCGCTTAAATGCTGGTCCGGGTAAAGCGATTGATTGCATACGGCATCGGACGGCGTGGTAAATGATACGCCCGTTCCATCGGCCGCATATCGGGTTGACGACCCTTTTTTGGGGATATCCTGCGTGGCTCCATACGAGAGCGGATCGGTCGAGGACAGTGTCGCGTCCGTTGCATTGACGGCACAGTATTGTTTGACCATTTCGTCCAGATCGGCAAACGTAAAACCCGCTTCAATGCTTTTGAAGGGATTTCGCTTTAGCCAGTAGATGAATCCATAAAGCGTCTGGTCGGCGGTTGCGGCGGCCATGATTAGTCTCCTTTACTTTCGGTTTTTTTTTCCTCGAATTCGGGTATGTCACGGGGTTTTCCCGGATCAATCCGTTTTCCATTTTCATCCAGCATGGTCATGAATTACTCCTTTTTGCCAAAGATACGCTCATAATTGCGGCGGTATCGGTCGGTCGGGGCGGCCATAATACACTTCGTGTGTCCCAGCGGTTCGCCCTGTCTGCTGCAATATCCGCATCGGGCCGAACGGCGGATTGCCTCATCCCTTACGTCACTGTCTGATACCGTTGACGGTATGATTTCCATTGTTTTTCCTTAAAACACAGGCGGGACACACGGCCCCGCCCCTGTTCAAAGTGATTAAGGACTAACAGTCAGCATCAGCAAAGGACCATCGCCGGACGCACTTCCGATCAGGATATGACCGGCAATCTGGTCATTGACATAGGTTCCGATATTGGCCCGGACGTCAATCGATCCGTCATGCCGGAAATAGGCAGTCCGCACATAGGCGGCTCCGATCCCGGATTGCGGATTAATAAACACCGGTCCCCAGGTTTTCGTCCAGAAATACGCCCCGGATGCGGCAGCCGCAGCGGGCATTCCCATAAAGGACAGGGTGCCGCTGGTATTGGCCTGAGACAGATTACCGTACGGGCTGGGATACAGCTCATAGGCATCGCTGGTCGTCAGTGCCTCAGTAATCGGCTGGCTCAGGGTCAGGATGACGACTCCGGCCGAGGTGGACGCGGTATTGGAAACAACACACCGTACGTTACCGCTTCCGTCGGAATTGAAGATCATGACATACCCACCGGCATATTGATCTTTGGTGATCGATGCCTGGTTAATGGTGAGCGTCAAATCCCCGGCCGCGGCGGCGGCGGCAATGGTTTCATAACTGACAGCGGCTCCGGTTTCGGCGGTATGGACGGCCATCTCTGTCGTGGTGATCGCGGCACCGGCCTTGCTGTACCGGTAGACCGAACCGTCAAAATCCATCGCCCGCGTCCCCAGCGTAAATCGCTGAGTCGTCTCGGTTGCATAGATACTCAGGTTGTTATCCCCGGAGTAATCCTGCGGACCGCCACGCCAAAGCTGGACAGGCTCAAACGCATTTGGAAACTTTAACATTTTACAACTCCTAAAAAGAGTGTGACAATTTCAATTACGCACTGGTCTTGAGATTGATCTCAATGACCGCCGGACCTTCATTTCGCACCGCACCACAGGACATCGTGGTATAGACCTGGACACAATCACTGAGATCGTGTCGGATACTGACGCTGACGGACGGTTCCTCCTGCGAGGCGAAGGTAATGGAGTTTTCTGCATACGCATAACAATGCGTACAGTCGGTTTCCGTGCCGTCGGCCACCAGACGGGTCGACATCAGGAATTCAAATCCCATAAAGGAATTAATGGCCCCCTGGGCCAGTGCCTTGACGGTGTTGTAGTCCGCACTTTTGACCTCAGTGGTATTGAGCAATTGGTTGATGTTGTACGGATTACAGACGAAATACCGACGCCGCATCGGGTCAATCTCAGCATCATCCAGAAGCTGTTTACAGGTCAACAGTTTGGCGATAGTCAGCCCGGTGGCTGTGGTATCACTGTGGGCCGAGCCTGCGGCAACGACAGAACCGTCCCCGGCAATCAGCCGCATCTCACCGGTATCATAATAATTCACGGCGGTTGATCCGGTATGCCCGGTATAGACGGTCCCGCCCAGTGCGGCAATAATCTCATCATCGATGGCCCGGTTCAGGCCCCGGACCTGGTTTTGTGCATACGCACTTTGCGGATCAATCAGCATCCGCAGGCGGTCCTGTTTGTCGATCAGGTCGGCCGGGACTTCATAGTCGACAATCGACAGTTTACGCCGATCATGGGTGGCGTCGGAGATCGGCGTCGCTCCATGCCGGGTGGTCCGCTTCTGCGGGTCTTTCTTTGCCAGCCGTTCGATGAACATCGTGTCCCCGGTCATGGTTTCCGGCATGGTAGTCCGCCGCAGGACAGACTGCATCTGCTGAGAAAGAATGAGGATGTTTGCCTTATATTGATCCACAAAGGCAACGGGTATCTGCATACTCATTGTGTATCCCCTAAAAAGGATTTCATTGAAATTTTAAAAACCTTTTTCGGTGACTTGCCAATGAGTAGAACACTCAAAGGTTCAACCTGCATTTAACGTTTGGTCAACGGCCTTGCTTTTCAGGCGGTCAACGCGGGTTCTTTGCAGACTTGCCCGTGATTGAATTGTCAATATGACTATATTTCTTTTATTTTAAATTTGTCAAGTTTATTCCACCATTTTTCCGCCGGATTTCTTTTCGTACAACTTTTGTACATCTTCCACAAGCTTTTTGTGACGTGCCGGATTGGATTTGCCATCGGCATAGTCCGGATCACGTTGGAGGGCCTGGATCTGCTGGTCGATATTCATGTACTGAGCACCATAGCCCAAGGAAGTATCAATGCCATGGGATTCGGTGTGATGTTTCTGATAGATCGTCGCCAGTATATCGGCGACCTGCGGATTATTGCCGACCAGAGCCAATAATTCCTCACGCTCTTCATTGTCCGGGGTATTTTCCGTAATCGCCGCGTTAGCCAGTTGCATCCGAGCGTCATAGTTGTCGCCCCATTTTTCACGTAAGGCTTTTTCGGCCTTTTCGGCCATCACCGGACCGGCCTTTTCAAAGGCTTCCCAGAAAAACGACTCCGGGTCGGCCTCCATCGCCTGTTCGGCCTGCTGCATCCGTTTGGCATCCAGGGCCATGATCCCGGCAAACTGTTTCGGGGTAACCCCCAGCCGGTGCATCACGACTTTGGCCTCAGACATTAATTCATCATCCTGATAATATTTTTGAACCTCGTCAGGGATATTGAGCGTGTATCCGTCCGGAGTATCGGGCACGCCGAGGGCCTTGTGAAATGCCTTGATCTCAAATTCCTTGGCATTTTCACCGGGCGGAAAGATCCCTTTACCCTGTCGGCTGATCGTCAGATCCTGATTGTTAATGTGAGTAAGCAGATCTTCGACACTTTTCATGCCGTCCAGCGTCATTTTATTGCGTTTGTACATCTCCTGCGGGACCAGGTGTGACTGCCAGCCGTCCTTGAATGATCCATCGGAATTGACATACGTTTCCTGTGGTGCGGTGATCGTAGGTTCTGTGGCTTCTGGGGCCTGCGGTGTTTCTTCGGGTGTTGTCACGTCGTCCATAGTTTACTCTCCTGTATTTTCGTTTTCCGTATCTATACAATCCTCGACCGGTTGGCCGGGTTCCAACTGAATTAAATAGTGAATATGGCGATAGACTGCATAGGCTCCCAAATTGTAAAACGTCTGGTTAGTCGATGCCGGACACGCCATATTTTTGTGATGATTGGCAAGGCAAAAGATTGCCAGATCAGACAGGATCATCTGTCCGGCCTTTGTGGAAAAGACCTCTTTATACACCTTGTCGATTTCGATATCAGAATTAGCCATGATATTTTTTTGCTCGACGTTCTTTTATTTTTCTCAATGTGCTGTACACATAGGCTTTGGCTCGTTTAGAAGTAGTGGTTCCGAATTTCCTGCGAGCGGCAGCGTTAAGTTTTCGATGTTCGGCTTCTGGCATTAGGCTACTCCCTGTAAAACTTGTTCGGCAGGACTTCCCGGCTCCGGGGCCTGCGAGGCATTTTTAAGTGATTGACTGGCCGATTGGGCCGCCTGCATCTGCATGATCTGCTGTTGCTCTTGTTGACGTTTTTGACGTAGAGCGTCTCGTTCTTCCGGACTGTTCAGATCAGATTCACTGACACCAAAAATCGTCGCCATGTTGCGACCGGCCCGATCCACATTAATCGTATCGACGGTAAAATTCGGGACGACCTGTTCCATCTGCATCGCAAACTCGGCAAACCGCATGAGGGCATCGGAATGCTGTTCTTTGAGGGCCAGGGCCAATCGTCCCAGGTATTCGACCTTAAATCCCCGAAGTTCCGGCGGCGGGGCGGGAATACGATAATTTCGCAGCAACAGATTGACACACCGTTCGATCAGAGGCGTCAGGCATTCATTATAAAACCGAGTCGCCGGCAGGACGACCTGTTGGTATCCGGCCTTAATCCGTTCGGCGATCTCCAGCCGCGTTCGACGGTCCCCGGTTAATTCATCCAGCGGGGCAAAGACCTTATCAAAGAAGATCGTCCGCAGATCCTGTTTGGTCATTTCCAAAGTGTCTTTGGTGATCGGAAAGTTTCCGGCCAGCCGGGTATCCAGGGCCTGAATCGAATTCATTTCTTCCACGATATTATTGGCACCCGGATAAACCCGCGGCGGTCCTTCAAACGAGGATAGACTTTGACGCGGGGGGTTGTTCGCCAGGTTGGCACAAAGCATCAGGGCTTTTTTTTGTTCCTGGAGTTCCTTGTCGGCGGACAGCCCGTACACGCCTTGTCCATAGCCCCATTTCTCGGCACTGGTAATCAGCCAGCGGGAAATGTGGTATGGAAAACTGCGATAGCCGCCCTCATCAACGGTCACACATTCCTTTTTGTTGACACAGACCCGTTCATACGCATAGTTCTGCCGGTCACTGTAGCGGAAACTGCGATTCTGACGCGGCCGGATTCGCCAGATAAAGGCAAATTTATCCGATTGGCGTTTGGCATCCTTGGCCGCCTCGATGACCTGCGGACCGGCATTATCACCAAACAACTGATAGGCTTGTAAAGCGGTGTACTCCCACTGGATCCAGCATCGGTTCGGAAATCCGCGGGCGTCCACACCAAACCGGAAGTTGGCGACATCCCAGTCTTTAAAGTTCAGGGCCAGCAGATCACCGTTCCATTCAGAGTAAATACAGCACGTACCGAATCCGGCCCAGGACATGATTGTTTCGTTGATCTCCAGGATGAAATTACAGGACGGCTTGAACAGTTCGGTATGCAGGATCTCGGTTACACGATTCAGATACGACATAGTATTGGCGTTAAACTCGGCCTGGGATTCCGGAGCCAGTTGAAAAAAATACTGTCCCGGCGGGAAAAGGACCGAGCTAAGCCCGGCACACA